AAGCCGTACGAGGTCTTGCACGCCTGTGCAGGGGGTGTTCCCGGTGGGGGTTGGCGGGTTTTTCACCATGGAATCAAGGTTTTTGTGGTTTGTTGTTGGAAACTAATGTTTGGTTGGCTGCGATTGCCTTTGCTTCTGTTGCATGTTCTGCAGATGATTTGCCCGTTGTCGAGGGTGTTGAGTCCCCCGCGGCTGACGGGTGTGATGTGGTCGGCTTCGGGGCTGGTTGGGAGATCATGGGTGTTCCAGGTGATGGTTGCTCCGCAGAGTGGGCATTCGGTTTGGCCTTGTTGTCGGGCTTGGGTAATGAGTCGTGCCCGCCAGTGTCGGTGGGCTTGACTGGCTGTGCGATTGGTGCGTGCCATGATATGTCTGTTCCTCGACTAGCCCTGTACGGGTCTTATTTGCCTCTCTAACGGCCTGGGAATCGTTGGGGGTATGAATACCCTACCGGTGCCCTGCCGATCGATTCTAGGCCCTGTTTTGTTTGTTTGAGGGGGTGTTCTGTTTGTGCCGGGGCGGTTGTTTTCCCCACTACCCCCATGGGTGTGAAAAAGATCACATCGCCCCCCCAGCTGTGTCAAAAGAGAAGGACACGAAAGAAAAAAGGGGGTGGATGGGTGTTCGCGTTTCAGGCTTAGCGCTTGGCGCCTAGCGGTGAAGGACACAGGCTCAGCGGGAACACCTGACAGGTTTTTAAAGTCTTCTACATATAATATGTACTTTAAGTCTTACCCGGTGTTAAGGGTGTTGGCGTGACACGCCGTACGCCTTCAGCCGAACACGCTAAGCCTGAAAGGGACACGGGTAGAGTCAGTGTGGGGAGTGTACAAACCGGGAGCGTGCGACCGGTGGTACACGAGACACACGGTTGAAAGTCCATCAGCGTTGACGGTTAAAGGTTCCTCTTCTCCCCTGATGAAGAAAAGAAGAGAAGAGAGAAAGTACCAAAGAGAGAAGAGAAGTAAAGAAGTTAACCCTTTAGCTCTTCTAAAACTTTTATACCTATAAGCTTTAAGACTTATAGGTTATAATGTTAAAGTTTAAGACTGATGGTTAACGTTAAGTACTTAAGGTTTTTAATACTTTAAGTAACTATAAAATATTAAAGCTTATAAGCCTTTAAGTCTTAATAATTACTTTAAGCTGTAAAGTCTTAAACACTGATGTAAAGTTTATATCCTTAAGTGTTAAGCCTTTAAGGTTTTATACTTAACTTAGGTGTTAAGGTTTAAAGCTTTTAACGTTTAACTGTTAAGGTTATATATTTACTTTAAGACTTTAAAGCTTTAATGTTTACTTAAATTATTAAGTGTTAAGCTTTTAAAGTTTTATATGTACTTTAAGTGTTTAAGGCTTTAGGACTGATGCCGAGCCCTTGAGGGGCTCGGTGCTAAACTATCAGTACCTTAGCGCTAAGCTCTTAGGTCTTTAAGTCTTTGGTAGACTGATGGATGTAAGGATGAAAGCCGCGTCAGCGGATTTCGGCCTTGCGTCCAGCTGGCTACCTGTCCAGCCTATCATACCCCACCTGGGATGAGTCAAACTGGTGGTTTTGGCTCTATAGGCGGGTTTGAGGGGTGTAAACGGGTGTTTTTGGTAGTAAAGGTCCAAAAATTAAACCTAAACTTTTCCTTAAATTTTCTTAGAGTCTTGTAACCTTTGAGGGTGGTTACGGCTAAAACCCCTAGCCGGAACGGGTTTCACTCCCGGACAGCTCTCACACCTTGACCCGTGTCCTTTCCGAACACGCTAGGCCCATCAGTGCTGAGGGTGTTCCCTCAGGCTTTCGAGTACTCGTCGCTAGGGATCCTCGTACTCTCAAGCCTTCCCTGATGACGTGTACCCTTTTCAGGGCTGTGCCTGTTCGGGCTGATGCCGAGCCCTTGAGGGGCTCGGTGCTAAGTCCATCAGTGCTAAGACCCTAAGGTGTGAAGGCTGATGCTCCCCCCTCTTCTTTTTACCGTGTCCTTCTTCCCCCACAGTATTCCACACTGTCCACATAGTTGAGGCTTAGCTAACCAGGATATGGGCTGGTGATCTGCGTCTGGATAGCTGATCGCGTATCAGGCTCTGGGAGGCGTCTAGAATCGATCAGAATATGCTGGGGGTATAAATACCTAGCCACCACCCTGTCAGGCGCTCCTAGGCGTACCCCTGAAGCTTTAAACGGCATTTCTGGGCTACACCCTCCACGCCAGATCGACAGAGTAGCCTTAAGGGTGTACACCACGTCAGGAGGATGTGATGCATCTCACACACCTAGATGATAGATCTTATGTCTCAGCTCGACACCTTGACTCGCTCAATCATCTACCACACCCGCTATCACCCAGACATACCCCTGAGACGCCCTATATGGTGCCTAGAATCGATCAGCAGGGCCAACCCTATATAATCCTACCCCTAGAAGATTTGAGGCGCTGAGAGAGTCCATCAAGGCTTCAGTGACATCCGTCACCTTCCATGAAACGCTCACTGGATTTGAGCGCCACCTTGACTGTGGGGTCGCAGCCCGCACACTCTAGAAACCACAACAACCCCCCACAACCACCGAAAGGAGCACACACCCTATGGGTGGCACACTCGTCACACCATCCTTCACCAGCCTCTATGGGCCAACAGAAATCAACCCACTCCACCCCGCACACCTGGCAGGATGTGACATAGGCAACACCCACACGTCTATGATTTGCCGCCTGCACCGTGCCAAAGTCGAAGAAGCCATCCGACTCATCCGGCCCCTGTGGACTGTCACCCTCGACGGTGCAGTGTATGGACCACCCGGCTGGCAGCCACTCACCCCAGATGAGGCTGAAGACCTCCATGACATGATCGACACGATAGACGTGGACGCCATCATCGCCGAAGCCACACGATAAAAACCATCAACCCACCACACGAGAAAAGGAATCATGATGCAGAAGATCGCCAACCACTTCACCCAGCTCTACACCCCTGCCAGCTACGACTGCCCCACACCCTTCGACCTGACACGCCTCGAAAACCTCTCCTGCGACCACATGGATTTTGAGGGCCTCGCCGAAGCCTACCGGCAGAGCGTGGAAGCCGAACTTCACAAGCTGCGCCCCAACACATTCATCGCCACCGACGGCACCGTGTTCAGCCACAACGAGTGGAAGCCGCTCACCAGTGGGGAAGCCACGCAACTCTACTGGAATGTGAGCCGCATCAACGTAGGCCATCTACTCACCCTGTGTGCCCGATAAAACCACTAGCCACACAAGGATCGCTCACAATCGTTGAGCGCAGCCTTGACATGGGGAACCGCCCACACCATGATTAATCATGTCAGCAACGAACAACACCCCGGAAAGGGGACAACAGCCATGAACAAGAAAACAGGCTACACCATCGCCGGAATCACAGCCGCCATCATTGCCGCCGCATCCTTCCTGCCAGCCCCAGACGACAATCCGCCACTCGCCTCACAGCCAGCCCCACAAGCCACCACAGCCAACACCGAATGGACACCCAAAACCGCACAGCAACGCAAAGCCGAAAAGAAAGCCCGCCAGGCCGCAGCCGTCCGCTCCCTACAAGCAGAACAGGCCAAAACCCACAAGCAGGCCCAGGCAAGGGGTGAAGAAACCTCCACAGGTCTCACCATGATCACCGCCGCACACGCCTGCAATGACAAGGCTGAGCAGGCAGCTGCCACACAGGGTGTCAAGTGGAACGGCAACCCCGACATCGACCTCCAACTCCACAAAGTCATCGGCGTCCACAAAGACACCTTTACTCTCGCCTACGGCGCAACCATCCGCCAGCCGGGAGCATCCAAACTCCCCGTCACCGTCCACTGCCTCGTCACCGGCACCGAAGCCCACCCGCACGTCACCGACCTCAACATCAACCCGCAACAGTAACCCGTCAAGGAGCATCCCCCGCCATGCCTCTCCTCTCCCACTACACTGTCACCACCGGACTCGCCGACACGGCACACATTATTCACCACACCGGCGGCACACTACGCACAGCCACCGATATTGCCTCCCGCATCAACACCCTCAACCCAGACATCAACCTCGACCACCAAATCAACCAACTGTTATCCATCGAAACAGACCTGTACAACATTTATAAAACCATCAACACCATTCTTCAGGAGCAAGCATGAACACACCCAACAACAACATTGAGCTACACAGTTACGAAACCTTCTTCACCAGCCTCGCCTGGATCCAAGGCGGCATCATCACATGGATGTACGCAACCGGCACCAGCCACAAGGCAGCCCTCGCCATCACAGCCGCATGCGCCCTCGCCACCCTCCTAGGTGCATCAACACTCACCAACAATCCCCGAGACACTAAATGATCACAACACCCATCATCATTGCTGAAACCCTCGCCATCATTATTCTCGCAGTAGCACTCGCCCACAACCCCAACCAGTAACCCACATTTAAGGAGCACACACACCATGGATGAGCCCACCCGCATGTACACCGACCCCAACAGCGGTGCCCGAAAAGAATTGAAACTTTGCAGGCTCTCCCTCATCGACCCCGCATCCCTTCACGCCCTAGGCGAAGTAGCCGGATACGGTGCCACCAAATACGGCGACAACAACTGGACCGGAGGATACCCGTGGAGCCACAGTGTCGACGCCCTCTACCGCCATGTGCTATCCTGGCAGCAAGGCAACAACCTCGACCACGAATCCGGGCTACCGCATCTAGCCCATGCCGCCTGGCACTGCCTCGCACTCCTCGCATACCAGCAACACAATGCCGGCCAAGACACCCGCAACCCATGGAACAAAAGCGACAAGTAATGCCTCTAGCACAATACCCGAAAACCATTGACCATCCAGGCCACATCTCCTACAGTTCACTCACCCAGTGGGCCGAATGCGGAGAAAAATGGCGCCTATCCCACGGCTACCACGCCCAATGCCACACCTGGTACGCCACCATCGCCGGAAGCGCCATACACCACATCACCGAACAATACGACCTACACCTGTACAATCCCGCCGAATACCCTGCACTGCCAGACAAACTCTCATCCTTCAAAAACATTTTCGACACCCAAGTCGCCCTCGCCGAATCGGAGGGTATGGAGATTAAACCCTCCGGCAGAATATGCAAAAACATGTGCGAGTCGGGCGGGCCACACAAGAAAGACTACAACTGGTGGATGGTTTACGGTCAAACCTTTGTTGACCGGTGGAAAACATGGAGGCGCAACCACCCCGAATACATCACCGCAATCCTGGACGGTAAACCAGGCATCGAATACCCGGCAGAAACCCTCCTGAACGATGACACAAAAATAGTCGGATATATTGACCGCGTTTTCACCAACACCGACACCGGCGAAACATTCATCCTCGACCTCAAAACCGGTCGACTGCCGGTTGATGCTATGCAGTTGCATACCTACCGGTACATGCTCGCCCAGAATGGCATCCAAGTGACGAAAGGCATGTTTTGGACCCCCGCCACCAGCCGCACTAACACCACATCGCCAACCGAGGGCACAGCTACCGAACTGTACGATCTTGACAACAACACCTACCGGCATGTATCATCCATGTACAGTCAAGCAATGAAAGGAATCAGCGAAGGCATCTTCGTCCCCCATGTCACCACAATGTGTAAAGGATGCCCCGTACGGGACGCATGCTGGGCCGTCAACGGGAAAGACGCCTACAGGTACCCGATCCAAACCACCATCACACCACCGACAGAGAAAGATGAGGAGAACCAGTGACCGATACCAACAGCAGTGGTGATGACCGTATCACCGTCACACTCAAATATGGTGGAGACTATGCTGCACCATGGGCGGTCATCCGAGGAGACACAGCCGAGCAGACAAAACAGGCCATCATCGACCTGCTAGGCGGACTCAAAAACGATGACGTGTCCAAAGACTGGGATCTAGCAACACTCGTAGCGAGCGCATCAATCATCCTCCAAGACCGATACAACCAGGCAGCCAAAGACTACGTCAACAAAATCGCATCAAACGAAAACACCATCGTCATCAACAAAATCAACAATGCAACAAGCAAGGCACAGCTAGCCGACCTTCTAAAACAGTACAAGAAGATCATTACCAGTAACAGTGACGTTTCCGAGGCCTTCCGCAGCAAACGCAACAGCCTCACCCGATAAAACCAACACAAACCAACAAACAAAACAACACAAACAGTAAAAGGAAACAACAGTTATGGGACTCGCAAACTACCGAAACAACAACAGCAACAGCACCTTCTTCAACCCCTCCCGAAACCAGGACGCCACCGCCATCGCCTTCAAAGTCCACGACGTAGAACACAACACCGAAGGCTACGGTGGACAGGTCGCAGACCGCATCTACGCTGATGTCACAATCTTCCACACCCTAGACGATCTCAACAACGGCACCCCAGAAACCATCCCCAACGCTATTATTGAGAAAGTGCGAGGCAACAACGACCGTCCACACTCTATGATCCGCGATCTAGAAGCATACCTTGGCGAGGAGCAGGCCTTCAAACTCGCCACCGTACGCACCAAAAACGGCTTCAACGCTGTCATCCTCAAACCCCTCGACGACGCCATCTACGATCTCGTAGCAGCATATGTTGACCGGCGAGACAGCCAGCCCAACACCAGCAACAACACCGGCGACGATGTAGACATCGACTCCATCTGACCACCAATACACATCCAACCGATAGATAGATAAAGGCTCCGATGCTCTCTCTACAACGATCCTTCGAGAGAGCCTCCCAAACCGCAGCCGAGCTGCCCCGCATACCACAACTAGAACCCCTCTACCGCAACCTGGACATGCACATCCACAAAGGGGATTTGGTCATGATCGCGGGGCGGTCCGGCAGCCAAAAATCAGGGCTAGCCATGTTCATCACCGCCATGCTCAACCAGCCCGCCCTCTACATATCAGGGGACATGACACCCTGGGAGGCCTCCACACGAATCATCTCACTCAACACCCAACACACCACCACACAGATACAACACAACATCGACGACTACGGGCCAGAATACTATCGAGACAGCATCCACCACGGCCAACACATCACATTCTCATTCCAGTCACCCATCACATGGACCGACATCACAATGGAACTGCAAGCCTACATGGAAATGTGGAACACCTTCCCGCCCATCATTGTTATCGACAACCTGATGGACATCCAAGACTGCGAATCCGACTACCAGGCACAGCAAGAAGCCATGCAATGGATCACAGCGCTAGGCCGCGACACAGGATCCACCATTATTGTCACACACCACGCAACCGACAAAACCGGCACCGATATTGAACACCCGCCAGCCAGGCGGGAAATCAAAAACGGCCTCTCCGAAAAACCGCAGCTCATCCTCGGAGTATCCCTCTACCCGGGTGAGGACAACGGCCAAGGCCTATCCATCCCAGCCGAAGCCCGCATCGCAGTGTTGAAACAGCGCACCGGCCAGTCAAGCCCAGACGGCACCCGATACGAACGACTAAGAGCCTACCCCGAATACACCTTTTTTGGGCCACTCGCCGAAAAACAGCCCTGGAACATGACCCCAACCCGCAAAGGACTCTAAACCATGTCTACAACACAGGCACGCAACAGGCGGGCAGGCGCCGAATGGGAAACCCGGCTCCTCCACCAGCTACGCAACACCGGCCACAATATAGAGCGCCTCCACCTCAACGGCCGCGAAGACGAAGGAGACCTCATCCTTCAAACCGGAAACAAAACCTACGTTATCGAAGCGAAAGCCGGCCAACCCCACCTCGCACAATTCGTGAAACAAGCCAGCCAAGAGGCACGAAACTACGAAACCCACCGCAACCGAGAAACCCAATCCACCATCGGTGTCGTGGTTTTGAAACAGCGCAACAAACCCTGGAGTGAAGCCTATGTGGTATCAACCCTCGCAGAACTCCTCCCACACCTCTGACACCTGCCGCCTCCTAGACGCCCACCAGATACGCTACAACCCGTCCAAGAACGAGCAACACATCCTTTGCCCACTCCACGACGACCACCAGCCCTCCATGAGCATCAACCTCGACAAGGGCGTCTGGTACTGCCACACATGCGGTGTCGGAGGCGGACTCAAACAGCTACAGGAACGACTAGAAGGAAGAAACCCTAATGTACGACACCATGCGCCCCTACAATGTGGCGGAACGCCTCCGAATCCAGAAAGCGTCGGCCCTCTACGAAACCCACCTCGAAAACATCCTCGACCTGCTCTCAGCAAGGGGCATCAGCGAAGAAACAGCCCGCTACCACCACCTTGGATACATCGACAATGACCCCATCCCAGGCCACGAAAACTACAACCAGTGCATCACCATCCCCTACATGTACCCCGTCTGGGACGGGCCAGCCGAAATCCGAAAAATGCGTTTCCGCTGCTCGCTGCCACACGACTGCAAAACACATAACCACCCCAAATATTTGACCCCCGCCGGCGACACAGGCTCCATCTACAACATGGCCGCCATGGCCAACCCGGCAGCAGAAATACACATTTGCGAAGGCGAATTCGACTCCATGATCCTCGAACAATGCGGCTGGCCCGCCGTCGCTGTACCCGGCGCAACCTCGTGGCAAAACTTTTGGACCAAATTCTTCGAAGGCTACGACCATGTTTACATATGGTCCGACCCCGACCAGGCAGGCAACCAGATGGCCCAAACCCTCCAGACAGCCCTACCCCAATCAGTACACGTGCCCCTCACCCTGGGTGACGTCACCGACACCTACCTACAGGAAGGAAAAACAGGGTTGACACAAGCACTAGACACTGTGCTACAATAAAACCACACAAGCAACCCAAACCAAGAAAGGTACACTAAAACCCCATGGATCCCCTCGACACGTGCCCAATCCCCAACCGGCGCAACACCAGCCAAGCTGCCAGGAGGCGTATCCGCCTCGCTATCTGTGCAGAAAAATGGGCCGACGGAGAAGACCCCACCTACATCATGCACACCTGGGGCACCACCTATGACGGGATGCGATCCATGATCCGCGCCAACCCCGACATTAAACTACCCGACGACATGGCCAAACGGTTACACAAAGTATGCCGGGAAGCCTACCCCAAAAACCAGCCCAACAGGCACCGAAGCGGATGGGACCAGTACGAGAAGGAATACTACACCCACGAAATCCTCTTCCTCGACCAATTCAACATCCCAGCCATAGAAATATTGGACCGGCTAGACGTGTCATGGACAATGTGGAAACAAATCATCACCGAAAACCATCTCACCCGGCTACAAGACGAAACCTACAATGCGTGCCACTGGCACTATCTGAAACAGCAACACCCAGACTGGACCGACCAGCAAATCACACAAGCCCAACACGCCGGGAACAACACCTTCAACCAGTTCATGCAAGACGACCAGCCGGTACTATCGTGAGCATCTCGTTCAAACCCACCACCAAAGACAAGCGAGCCATACGCAACATTATTGTCGACGAGTGGCTCGACGAAAACCAAGCACAAGACATTCCCGATAATGTGCTGGAGCGCATTATCGAATACTGCTGGAACACCTTCACAGAAAACAACCGTTACGCCGTCGCGGCACAATACTGGCGAGGCCAAAACCCGCCCGACCAGCAGCACCAGCGCATACTGGTCGGCTACTACAAAACCATAAAACAGGCAGAAAACGCCGCCAAACAATTCCACTGGAACACACGGCTACAACAACAATGGAAAACATGGATACTACCCGTACACAACGGCACCGTGTCCGAGCATTTCACCAACCAGAAAACACTCTTCGACACACAAACCAGCAACCAGGGTGACGCTGCACTGCCGGAGCATCTACAAAACGTCATGTGCGGCAAAACACTCAACTACACAGACGGAACCGTATCGTGGTGCACACGCAAACCAGGACACGACGGCGACTGCCGCACAGGATGGCAGCCCGCCACACAACCGATAGGATATCATGGCAACCAAAACTGAAACCCTTATTCAACGCTACGGCAACAAGGCTGCCGACGTGCTCGCCGACAAAACCATCCCCGCCTCGTGGCTAGCAAAACAGCTCACCCAGGCAGGATACCCCATCTCCGCCACCGTTATTAAAGACTATCGCCGCAAACAAACCAACATCCAGAAGGAGGAGGAAAACCAGTGATAGACAATATTGACCGGCTACTCACACAGCTAGCCAAACACGACAACGCCATCGACACCATCTGCGACAACCTCACCAACGGCACAGTGCGACGTACCCGCATCTCCGAATGGACCCTACCCAACGGAGAAACAGGCCGATCCGTCCAAAAAATCATCGACCACCAACCCGAAACAGACCTCTACCCCATCGACGAACTCGTAGCTAAACTAGAAAACTGGCAGCCACCCAAACCAGAAACCCTCACCACCCATGACGACAACATCGCGTTCGTGGTAGGGGCAGGCGACTTCCAAGTCGGCAAAGGCATCCCCGGCGGAGAAACAGCACACTTCGCCGACGACTACCTGCGCTCACTCGCCGCAGCCAAACACTACTGGCAACAAGCCGGCCAGCCGCAACGAGTCCACATCGCATTCCTCGGCGACATGATCGAAGGATTCGTGTCACAAGGAGGCAACAACGTTTGGCGCACCCAAACCCCACTCACCGAACAAATCAGGCTCACCCGCATGGCCATGATGCAACTCATCCACATGTTCGACCACTGCCCCAACGTTACTGTCACATCAATCCCCGGCAACCATGGTGAAGCAGTACGATTCGGCAAAGGAGTCACCACCTACGACGACTCCTTCGACGTTGACTGCTGCCGCGCCATCGCCGAATCCTACCAATTCACCCGCAACTATCCCAACCTGCGGTTCATATTCCCCCAACAAGACGAAATGACCACCACCGTCGATGTGGCAGGCACCAAAATCCTTCACGCCCACGGCCACCAGTGGCGCAACAATCAACACTACGAATGGTGGCGCGGCCAAGAATTCCACAACGGAACCACATCGAATATTCTCATGGCCGGGCACCGCCACCACCTCGAAATATCGGAGCAAGGACAACGCACATTTATTCAATGCCCATCCATGGAAGGAGAATCCGTCTGGTACCGGCACCGCACAGGCACCACCGGCAACCCCGGACTCGTGTGCTACACTATAAGCAACAAAACACCACACAACTACCAGATAGCAAGATGAAAGAGTGCCATGAGCAGGCGACCAACCAAAGTAGAACAAGCCACCACCGCCAACTGGGGATGGACAACACCCGGCCACCAGCACACGCTACGCAAAGCCTGCAACCAGACAGCCCGCCACTACCCGGCCGTCAACCCAGACGACCTATACCAAGACTCCCTACTCTATATTGCGGTGCGTGAACAATACCACCACCTGCAAGGCAACCAGTGGACCCAAATGTGCTACCGTGTAGCCCAACGGCTAGCCAACAAAACCACACAACACCTAGACCAGCCGAAACCCTTACCCGAACTCATCCACCTAGCCGACCAGCAAACCAGCAATTAAAAGGAGAACCCCAACTATGGTCACAACCATCCTCGACGACGGAACCCAAACCACCAGGCTACAAACCGTAGGCGCCACCACCACCGCCATCATCACCAACACCGAAAACCCCGAAACCATCACCGCCAAATACACCATCAGTAAAGACGGCACAGCCACCTACAGCATCAGCGGAAACACGTATCTCGGAGACCACCAACACATTATCAAACTCATGTACGACTACTGCCACTGCGTAGGACGATTCGACACCACCAACACCAGCAACCCAGACAACTTCGACAACCTGTTCAAGGAGTGACCGCGTGAACCCGACCTACACCACCACTGATATCATCCAGGCAGCCCAATGGATCTGGAACGGAGGCCCATGGAAACCAAGCGTGGAACCAGGCATGCCACCCCCACCAACCGCGCCACAACACCACGGCAACAACATTGCCACCATGATTGACCTACAGTTAGCCATAGACGACTACACCCTATCGTGTAAACCATCCCAGCAGAGAAAACACCTGGCACGGCTCGCAGCATTCAGGGAAGTATACGGCTACGACCAAACCTACGCCACAGCAGCCCAACGATTAGGCGTCACCCGGCAAACCGTGAAACAGTGGGCAGACCAGACACTGATCACACTCACCCACTACGCCAACACCACCAGCAACACCGGCTACGATGAAGAGGAATAGAAACAATGCCCAGCAACAGACAACGAACAGTCACAGCCCTCACAACCGCGGCCCGCCGCATCATACAGCAGCAGCCACGAAACATGACAGAACTCGCAAACATCACCTGCAGTATCAGCAGCGAATACCTGGTTCCCATCCACTTCGACAACATCAGCCTCAACGCCAACGGTGTCAGCCTAGACGATGTCAGCCTGGACGAGGACACCCGGGACGCATGCCAAGAAACACTGTGGAACTGCAACCTTGTCCAACCGTCACACAACAAGCAGCAGGAGGATAGCCAGGCGGCCCTAGACAGCCTCGAATCCCTCACCTACCAGGCCCTCAAACTCGCCGACATGGCAGACAACATTCTAGAAGCCATCTACGATCACCGAAACCACTATCCAGACGTGTCCGGGCAGAATATTGCAGACCAGGCCGAAGACACCCTCGCCGCATGCGCACTCCTACACCAGACACTAGAAGACACCCTAGACGACAACCTGTAAAACCCCTGTAGACACAAAAAGAGTGCCCCAGCAGCAGCCGCCACACGCATGGCAGCACCGCTGGGGCACAAACTATATTCACACACTTGTCATTCAGGCGACTCTACCGTGCCAACCTCCGACTCGGCGGCGTGTCTCGGCACATAGCCACCAAGGTCTGTATCGTCTATGGGCTCTATCATGCCAGGATCCGACACATCCACCGCATGCGGCTCCAACAAACCCGCATCGTCGGGTGGAACAAGCCCCGCATCAACAGGAGGCGCATCCTTGGGTTTACCAGCCACAAACGTGGGGTTACCAAACGAGGTGGCAACCGAAAGTATCGCAGCCACCCCGGCCGTGATCAGCGCAGACTCCCACGGAAGCCCCCGAAACGACTCAGCCGTATACGTGACACCCGCAGTCACCCCGAGCACGGCAACAAACGTTTGAATAAAAGTTTTCAGGGCACGCTCAAACAAGCCCAACCAAAACTGTTTACCCACCACAGATCACCATCACTTCTTCAACTGGGCAATATCGGATTCGAGCTTGCCGATACGGCTACGACACTCCAACACGTAATACCAGACACTCCACAGGGCATCCCTGGTGCGCCACAGCTTCCCAGTCACCGGGTTCTTCACCCACGACAAAGAATCCACACGTTTACCCAAATCACCATTCTGCACCTGCACCACACCAACATCGTGGTGCAGCTTATTCACCGAACCAGTAAGCTGCGCAGACAATTGTTTAATCTGATCATGTAAGGCTTTCACATCAGCCACAGTTAACTCCCCACTATCACTACCACTACCGCCGCAGACTACGGCCATAAACTTGTCCCACGGAAACCATGGACCCGGATCGTCATGATCCGACTGATGCCACGCATCCGTCACATCCACATGCCCGCACACACCCCTCTTGCCGGCCTTCAAATCGGCTGCACTAAGCTTCCTTTTTGGCACATTATGTTTGTCACACAAACGTCTACACAGGATGGCAGCCTTCTCCACGGCAGGCCACACCTGCGGGGACAGCCACTGCTCACGAGTGTACGCGTGCCCAGGCACTTTGAATGAGGCGTGCGAACCACCATCCGCGCAAATCTCTATACCCAAAGAATGCGGGTTTGGCGGGGCATGCCAGCCAATAGTCCCCTCTGACAGGCATTGCACCGTCTCCCCAACATCACACACATAATGGGCAGAACCGCCAGACGATGGGGAAGCGAAATAGTTCGCCGTAGAAACCGCCCTGCCTGCACGGGATGCGGACGGAAACCCCACATCCGGGCATGTCGCATGAATCACAACCCTATTCACCGGACTATTCGAGCCGGCAGAATGGTGCGCCGCAGGAATAAACCTCACCGCACACCACCCCCAAACACCATCAACACCATCAAATACTCTTCCCTTTTCTAGTTTTTATTTGTGGGATGACACGGTCACAATAGGCGACGGGGCCACCGTCTTACACGCCATCGAACCTGATATGGCAGAAGCTGTCCCGTCACTATATTTCACAAACAAGCGCCCATCCGAGCAGTACACGGACACCACCGAGCGCCCATCCTTACCATCTTTACCGTCTTTGCCATCGGATCCGTTCGAACCGGCAGGGCCACGCTCACCCTGTTCCCCCTGGGGGCCGGCAGCCCCGGAAGGGCCTACACGGCCAGGCTCACCGGCAGCACCTTGGGCTCCATCCTTACCGTTCACGCCATCGGCACCATTACTGCCATCAACACCAGGCAACCCGGAAGGGCCTGGCACACCATTCCAACCCGGGGAACCCTGCGGACCAACCGGGCCAACCAGCCCTGTCGAACCATTCACACCATCCCGGCCATTCACCCCGTTCACACCGTCAGCACCTGTAGGGCCTTGCGGGCCGCGCTCACCGGGCACACCCTGAGGGCCGGGCACACCCTGCACACTCCGCTCAACACGCTGAGCATCCACACACAAACCAGACCCGTGCAGCCGCACCGACTCCTCGCCACCCGCAGCGCACACCTGCTTCACACGGCTGGCTAAACCCTTCGCGGCTGTACCATTCGACTCGGCACGGGTCTGCTCAGAATCCCTCTGCGAAGCCACCGAACCAAAACGCAAAGCACCCCCAGCAACCACAACCAGCAGCACAAGCGACAAAAACAACAACACCATAGAAGCCTTCTCAAAATTACGGCGCTGCCGCTTCTCCTCCTCCAACTCCCTCATCTATTCACCCCCCAACGTGTCAGACAGAAACCCGGGCGGATCAGGCAGGACAAGCGGATCAACCCCGTCAGGAAGACCAGCGTTAAACCGGCGAACCTCACGCCGCACACCCCACGTGTACTCCTCCATCGCATCCACCTGCGCAGACAACCTACGCAAACGCCGCCTAGACTTGGATGTGACCGCCTGAACAGAACCCAAAACAGTGGCCAACGCGGTACAAATAGAGGCCACCAGTGCAGGAGTAAACCACGACACCACAGCCCCCCAACATCACAACATCCGCCACAACAACACCACGGTCACACGCCGACAGCAATCCAATTAGCTGCCGCAGGCACACCATTCGGCTTCGAACCATCATTCGTGATAAACGCCAAACTAAAATCCTTGGCAGTAATATTGTAGGCTTTCACATCAATCTGCTGCGTACCACCAGCCGCCGTAGCCATAGACGCCACCACAACAGGCGGATTAGTGAACGCCCGCTCAAACTTAATATTGTAAGCATACACAGACGATCCACCAAACTGGATCTGCTTAGAACCCGTCTCAATCCTAGGAGACAACTGCATCCACTCCCCGGCATGGTTAGCCCACACAGCCCCAGAAGGCACCATCACACGGTCACCCTCCACAGGGGTAGGATCACAGGCTGCAGACTCCCCAAACGCCACACGAGCCGCCACAGCACGCCTATCCAACTGCTGCTGCAACCCATTAGACGACACCACCAAAGTAGCCAACAGCTGCTGATGGAACACGCCCGGCTCGGCACGCAACACATCCCTAGCACGCTCCGCACGGCCCCCAGGAACAATCTCCAACTTGGCCGTGTTCTCCTGCCAATCCCGAGACAACACCACATAGTCGAAACGCGCCCCGCCAGGCCCCGGAAGCTGGCCAGTCACCGTCTCAACACTATTAGAAGTGCACATCACACCGTGCGCCCAAGCCTGCCCCGGCAAAACCTCACACAACACCGTATTACCCTGCACCGTCGTGCCCACACGAAAATCATCCGGGCCCTTAACAGACGGCATATTCCCCATCAGACCAGACATTTGAGCCCAATCATACTCGGTCAACACACCATCAAACCCTTTACACACAATACCCACAACAAACCCCTCAATCTTCTAGAATTTTTGCAAATCCCGCACACCGGCAGCCAAACCGGCAACACGGCGAGCCAACAACGCCGAAGGATTATCCTCATAATCCCCCGCAACCGGTGTCACCTTCGTCCACCCGTCACCAGGCGAAACACACTCCACATCAATCTGCCGCACAATCTCCGCAATAGGCCCCGAACCCACATCAACATAAATCAAATCCCCAGGCATCAACCTGCCAGGACCGAAACGCAACACATCAGACTCCGCCAACTCGATCTTAAAACCCGACGAGGCCTGCGACTCCCCCAACACACGCTCAGCCTCATCAAACAAAGACACCTTTTCAGAATCCGTGTTACGGGCATCCTTAAACACCTCAACCCGATCCCACCAATCCTCCTCGGCAGCAGAATCCACATCCTCACAAAACAGTCTCTCTTTGCCCTCGCCGCGGCCACCCACAACCACCGACGTGGCCTTAGGGGCGTCACGCACATACTCCCACGACACAATCGACCCCGACTCGGCAGTCAACACATGGCTACGAGTCACCGCAGGCACACAATCAAACACCAAACCCCGCTGATCCTTCGCCTTATCCTCAAACTGCTCAACCGTCGCAGTCATGCGGGCCCACGACAACACCGGCAACAACTTGTCGGCGTACACGTGAAACCGGGCCTGAAAATCCTTAATGTAGCGGCCGCGACTCTCATCATCAACCACATACAAGTCCCGAGGAAACCGCCACGCATTATCCCTCAACACGTTTTTAGCCACCGACTCGGCAGCACCCGAATAGTGGGCATAATCCCTGTCCGCACGCCACTCAGAACCAATAAAACCGGGACGATAATTCACAGGCCACATCAACATACGCCACAACAGGCGAATATCATCCTCACACGTTATAGTCACCCTCGAAGACTGCCAAGGCCCAACCCCGTGCACCTTGCGCACAGGGCCAGAAAAAATCTGGCCGCCACCATAATCCACAACAAGCCGTGCACCCGGCTTCGTCAACCCGTCAAGACGGGAATGATCCCCCGACACCACCAACTCCAGCGTCGACAAACCATTCCACTTCAACGACAGTTTCAACGACTCAAAAAAATTGATAGGCGCCACACGACGATAATCCGGTGTAAACAACGTTACATGCGGGATGAGACCAGCCACAACAATTCACCAAGCCCTCAAAAACCTGTACTGAACCGACACAACAATAGCGCCCAAACCAACCATCTCAATATTCACACTCTTAGAACCGCCCGGCGGGATAGGCGCAAACTCCCACTCATTCAGGCGATCCATCACATCCTCGTATCCGTTCAACAACGCAGACTGCTTCCGAGGATCCGTGTCAATAGTAATCCAATCAAACTCCTCAACCGGCCAATCCGAGGATATACGCAAACCATCAATCTGCACAGACCACGAATCCAAAGGCCCCTCAACACGAATCACAGGCCACGCAGGCACATCACCCTTATTAGACAGGTTATCCCAACCAGAACCAACACCAGGCGTCAACACAACAGGAAAAGCAGTACCCTTCTTATCGACACGGCCGCCACCCAACCAATTCTGCAACTTCGCATTACTGAAACGAAACTTCTGCTCAGGCCCATACCAAAACGGATCATAGGCTGTCAAATGAAGCACATAACGCGCATAACCCCTGTTCACCGGATCAACCGTAAACGTGTCATCAGCCGAATCAAAACGACACCGCAGCACACGCTCAACACCCGCCGGAGTCCGCACCGACAACTCCCCCACCTCACCCGGAGGAAAAGCAGACCACAATGCGTCATACGCTTTCAGAAAACCGTCACGAAAACCGCCAACAGGATCCGGGCCAACACCCGACACCAAAACCGGAAGCGTCACCTCCCGAGGCTTCACATTAAACCCGCGCCACTCCGAGCCGTGCACACCAACATGCGTTTGAGAAAAATGCTCCACCTCAGGAACACCCAAACCACGCAACGAATCATTCAACAACATGACAGGAGACGACCCCGTATAATCCGTCAAATGAAGCACACGCTCGTCACCAAACAGCGGATCCATCGTCCAATCCACCGTCAAACCGGCACGATCAGACGGGTTAGGAATAAACATGCACCACACCCCCTTATCACACGTAAGCCAACGCGTTCAAAGCGTCACGCTGCTGCCGCTCAATACGCTTCGCAAACTCGTTAGGATCACCATACGTCGGTCCGTTAACATTCACCACAACACTCTTATCATTCATACGCTGATACCTGCCATACGGGGTAAACGAGCCCACAGACGACCGCACACCAAACCGTGCATCAACCGCATCCGGAAGCTGCGAAGCCACACCAGACATAGCATCCAACGCCAAACCAGCGTTACCAGTAATACCCTCAGCCAAACCGGCAACAACCTGCCGGCCAACCTCGTCACGAAACACCCTCGACGGTGAATGAATACCCAACACAGACTTCGCCGCATTAGCCACCTGAGAACCCATATGGCGAACAGTATCCAACAGGCCACTCAAAGCAGACCGGATACCATTACCCATACCATTCACAACGTCACGGCCAGCCGACACCAACAGGGACCCCATATTACCCAGAGCGCCACGAATACTACCAGGCAGATTACGGAAAAACCCCAACACACTATGCACACCACTCGACACCGCCGAACCCATAGCATGCATAGCGGAAGACGCCACACTCCTAGCCCCATTAAACCCGGACGAAGCAGCGCCACGAACCCTCGAAGCCATAGAGCCGAAAAACCCGCCAACAGCAGACGCCACCGAAGACACAACACCACGAATCCCGCTCATAGCCGCAGAAACAGCGCCCCGGGCAGCGTTAAACCCAGACCTGGCATGAGAAGCAACCGAAGAACCCAGATGGGCGAAAAACCCGACAACCGCGTTAACACCCGCGGAAACAACCGACCGGAAACCGCCCATAAACGCAGACGTCAACGCCCTCACATGATTCCAGCCATTCGCCACAGCCGAACCAGCAGAACGCATACCAGACACCAAATGGTTCACAACCCAAGACACGGCACTAGCCACAGCACCAATAATCCGTGCAGCAGCCGACACAATAGCTCCAAGAATACGTGCCACAAACCCGATCACAGCCCCAACCACCGGAGCAACAGCAGGAATAATACGGGCAACCACCTGCAACACGACACCAACAACCTGCATCACTACACGCAAAACAGACATGAGCACCGGAATCAGCGACCGTATCAAACCAATAATCGGCGGCAACACAGACATGACAGCACCAAGTATTTGCTGCAACACAGGCACCAAAACAGGCACCAACTGCATGATCACGCCAACAACCTGCCGAATCACAGCCATCACAGCCTGCAACACCGGCATCAACGCCGGCAACAACATGGCAGCAACCTGAGTCACCGCACCAATAATCTGCGTGATCACAGGAACAAGCCGGGCAACAAGCATACTAATCAAAGGCACAATCTGGGCGGCCAAACCGGCAACCAAACCAATAATCTGGCCAAACACGGGCGCCAACTGGGCCACAACACCCGCAACCACACCAAACAACGGCTGAATGGCGGCCATAATCTGCCCCAACGCCTGACCAACCACACCGGCAAGCTGCATCACCGCGGCACGGAACTGGGCATTCGTCGCAAACATGGCAGCAAACAAGCCGATCACAATACCGACAGGACCCCCAAGGGCGCGAAACACGCCGCCAAGCCCCCCGGCGGCACCCTTCAAAGCACCAAACGACGGCAACAGATTCTTCAACGAAACCGCCAGCGGGGCAAACCCTGCAACAAGCTTCCCCACACCGGCAGCCACAACACCAAACACTGCGGTGCCGCCAGCAAACATGGCACCCAAATTCACCTTAGGGACAGGTATATGCATTCTCGCAAAAATGCCCTTCAACTGCTCCACCTTGGCGCGCATCTGTGCATTCATTCTCGTCACCATAGCTGGCATACGATTAATCCACGCCAAAATAGACGGCATCACCCGCTGAATACCCTGATCCACCGAAGCAAACAAAGGCTTCACAGACTCCGTCACAGCCTTAATCACAGGATTCAACGCAACAAAAATCTGCCTCAACCCGTTCAAAAACGGGGCCATCGCAGTGGCACCAAGATACCCCAGGGCACTCTTAACATTCTTCATAGCGCCCTCAAACGTCTTACCAGACGCCTGCGCGGCACCACCCATACCAAGCTTCATCGCAGCCGCAAACGTGGCAAAATCAATCTGCCCCTTCGACACCATCTGCGACACCTCAGCCGACGTTTTACCCGTCTGCCGGGCCAACAGGGACAACACAGGCACACCAGCCATAGTAAGCTGCAACATGTCATCGCCCTGCAACTTACCGCGAGCCATAACCGACGTGAAAATAGCGCCCGTATCCTGAAACGACTTCCCAGAAATATAAGACACATCCGCGACAGTCTTCAACACATCAGTCATCTGACTACCAGACTGCACACCCGAAGCAGACAACGCCGCCGCCGTAGAAGCCGCATCACCCAACGCATACGACGTACCAGTCACAGCCTCAATAGCCGAATTCATAATCGAAGACGTGTCAGACGACGTGTGACCCAAACCAGTCAACTTAGCCTGAGCCTCATCGATAGCCATCGCCCTAGCAATACCGCCACCAATAGTCACATCATAGATAGACCTGAGACCCTTCTTAGCAACATTAATGGCACCCATCATCGCCGCGCCACCAAGCGCCAACTTCATCCCAGAAGCAAACAAACCACCAGAACGCTGACCCTCCGCAGGCATAACCCCCGACAATTGTTTACCAACATCAGCCTTCAAACCAGGCATCTTCGTATACAACGACACATATGCGGAAGCAATCTCACCAGACATACACTATTCACCCCATAATATTAATCTCGCGAGACACCCCGCCACTAGCACGAACACGCGCCAAAATATCGTCCACCTGCCCAGACGTAAACCTAGCCCTGCGCTCATCAGTCGGCCTCGCCACAGGCTCCGGCTGCCCCTCACTATTAGCAGACCTGTAATGATCCAACACATCCAACACCGCCCACTCGCACCACTCAAACGGACGCTGCCAACCATTCACGTGGGCCGCCAACTGGCTAGACGTATCGCTACACAACACGCCAGCCAGCCGGACAGCCTCACCGTAGCACATTACGGGGCCACCAACATCATAAACAGAGCAACCGAACCGGGTCCTCCAATCATATTCAATGGCCCCACGATAATCATCAATCAGGCCGTGGAGCCAAACTATTCCCCCAGGGAAGCCCCTTTACCATCCGGCTTCCACTCCATCCACTCACGGAAAATCTCGGCGACACGAACCATCGGAAGCCCCTCCAAAGCCTCCACAGCATCCGCTGGAGCCGCAGCCTCCAACATCGAAAACATCACCTCAACCTGGGCGAAATCAGCCGACTCACCCGACTGGGCAATCTTGGCGGCACGGCGAAAAACACGCGCAGGAACAGCCTGCGCCGTCTCCTCAGCATCAGCCAACACCCAACTACGGTCACCAATCTTCAACGTGAAACCAGTGTCACTCATCTATCAACAATCCCTCAAAAAGTGTGTGTCAGTTATTGGACGGCGGATTCGGATCCGGCTCAGGCTTCGGAGGCTTCGGAGACGGAGGAGTATCAGCTTTTAAAGCCGTCATCCACCCCCGACCAGACACCGCATCACCCTTCTTATTAATCTGGGCAGGATACGCCTTCAACGTCACACCATACCCATACACTTCACCATTCTTGCCCTTAATCTCGTCACGATCAACAAGCTCAGCCTCAGGGAAGTAGTAGCGGATAACCTGATCCCCATCAACAATATCCATCAACAGGGCATGAACACCCGTCGTGGCACCAGGAGAAATATCGAACGAACCCGAATCGGCTCCGGCAGTAACCTTCGACTGCCAAAACAGTTCGATAACCTCCTTCTTCGACTCGATCAGCTCGAAAGAAATCTCGATAGACGACTCGGTGGCAACAGTGCGAACAACATCCGCATTCTGCCAAGCCTTCAAATCATCCGTTTTACGCTCAGGCTTAATCTTAAACCCGTCATCCGACAGATAACCCAACGCGGTAAGACCGTCAGGAACCTTCCCAACACCATCAATAGTGTCACCAGCATGCGCAGCACCAATATAGATGTCACCAGCAACAGCTGAACGAACATTAGACGCTTTACGTGTTGCAGCCATCACAACCCCCATTAAATATCAAACAATTACATTAAAACAAAAACAAATACGTTTACTCAGATTCGACAGGCCTGCATATCAGCTCAAAAAGCGAATACACATCAAAACGTGCACCATCAACCAGCAAATCAGGACCAGTAGACCGTTTACAGTACACCACAGGGTCACCGTCCACACCATCAGCCAGCACAGCCTCAACACGCCTCGACAGGCTCATAGCACGATCAGGCGTATCCGAGAAAACATTCACCCGCAAAAAAACACGCTCACGCACATGCAACTGCGGGCCACCATCCAACGCAAGCCAAATCAGGTCACCCTCAAAACTATCCGGCACTGTCCCGGTGCATGGTATCCCAGACAGCCAGCCATCATCCTTGAGCACACGTTTAGCCCACTTCCTGGGGTCATCGTAGACGATCACGACGCAGCCCCAATCGAACGAGCCAGCGTGCCATGCTTCGCCTCAATCCTTTTACCACCCTTATAGGTGGTGCCAATACGGGCCACAGCCTCCACACGGTGAACCTGCACCTCAGACGACAAACCTGCACGGTATTGGGCCTTATCGAAAGCGTTCCCACCCACATTCGCCGATGCGGCACGCTTAACACGCTCGCCACGCTCAGCCAACATCGCCTGCACCCCAGAAGACTTCAACACTTCACGAATACCCGGCAAGTTCAGCTTCACATTCACATCCTGAGCCACAATCTATCAGCCCTTCTTGCGCTTCACATTGATCTGCGTACCAGCATCCCAGCCAGACATCGGATGATGCCACACCATAGGAGACCCGTCAGCCTCCCACACAACACCCCGGATACGCCACCGGCAACGATAATCAGCACCCCCAACAGGCTGCTTGAACAGCATCGACCAATGCTCATAATCCGAGTCACGCCCCGCAGCCTCATCCTCCTGCGAAACGGAAGCATAGATGGCCACATTATGGAACACAGTCTCGACAGGCTTAGACCAGTCTTCCACCTTGTCACCAAGATCATCGACACGAACAGTCGGTTGAAGCATCACAACCGTTTCACCGTAAGGAAAACTGGTCATATCATATCTCCCACAAAGGGCCAGCGTAGCCGTTAATATTCGACCCGCACGAGCAACCCTCACCCCACACCGTGGAACACACCTCAGAATGATTAACACTACTCCTCATGGTCGGTGTAATAGTGAACGCTTTACCAGCCCCACCATCACCCTCACACAGCTTCTTCAACGCGGCAATCTCAGAAGGCCACAACAAATTCGTGGGAGTACTAGACCGTGTAGTCTGAGCGAAAGGACCCGCAGACTCATACTGCACCTGACCCGACACGCCAGTATCATTCCAGCGCAACAAAGCCCTACGCAGAATAGCCTTAGCGGCATCCTTGTATTTGAAATCCGGTTTAGCGATACAGGGGGCGACACTGACAGCCACAGCCTCCACATCGGCAATCATCGCCTCAAGCTTCTCTCTAGGAATATCGGCGAAAGGCTCAATATCCTCAGGCTTCAAAATGATACCCATCAACACCACCCCCTGCACATTGACACATCACCGCAACAATAAATCAGTTCTCGGCCGGCGGATTCGGCTTCGGGGCAGCCTTCTCCTTCACAACAGCAAACGAATCAAGCGACTCGATAGCCACATACAGCACAGCCTCGGCACGAACCATAACCTCATTATGGCCCTTCAGGTCACGCCCAGTCTGATCCGGATCGCCATACTCGATCAGTTCGATCGGGAAGTTACGCTGGAAACCCCAATGAACACGAGAGAAATCACCCACAATAGCCTTAACACCAGAAGCAGGCGACATCTCCGGGGCGCCAGAAACAGTCGAAGAAGCACCAACATTCAGGCCGCGCCAATTATCCAAACCTGCAAACCCGGCGGCAGGATACATAGGCTGGCCGGCAAGCGGAGACCCCTTCGGATACACCTCAGTAGACAGGGCAAACGAGAACGCCGGATCCAAAGCAACACCGTTAGGAACCTGCAAACCAGCCCCAGCAATCAGGCCGACAGCCTTCACAAGATCGGTCGTAGCGCTATCGGTTGCATCAACAACATGATTCGTCTTATCCAGCGACACCTTGACAGCCGCAGCAGGCTTCCCAGTGGCAGGATCAATACCATGGAAAGCAATCAGATCCACGGCGCGACCAATCGAGGCACCCAGGGCCGGGGAAATCAGATCCTGAAGCACACCCAGACGGTAATCGGCGTCAGCCCACATAAACTCGTCCGAGACGCGCTGCTGAGTCACAACCTTGATAGGCTGCGCAGTAAACGCCGAAACATCAACAGACGCGGAAGGCTTAACCTCACCCTCACCAACAATCTTAGCGCGAGGAACGCCACTGAAAACGGCACCCTTCACCGGGCCGAAAATAGTCGGCTGCTCCGGCGACAGCTTCGCCAAAACACCAGAATCGATAGCACGGTCACGAACCGCACCAATCATAGAACCAGGAAGCTCAAGCTTCCCTGCAGAAAGAAAATCGTCAGCCATCACAAATCATCTCCTAGAATTATTGACAAGAGCATCCACAAACGCGACACCCTCACGTCGTTTAACATCATCAACGGGGGCACTCCCCGCAAGACGGCGCACACCCGCGCCACCACTACTATGGTCGATCAAACCCTTCAAAGCCTTAGCAGACTCCACCAGTGCTTCACGATCGCCACCCGACAAGAAAGCGATCGCATCAACCGACAGGCCACACTCGGCAGCCACCTCGCGCTTCACACCCTCAAGAACAAACCCGTTGATCCTGTCTTCGAGTTCCTCATTCTTGCGTCGAAGCTCATCAATAGTAGATCCCGCATCACCATCCGAGGCGCGAAGCTTCTCCAACTCGGCGAAATTACTTTTAGCACGAGACTCCCACTTACGGGCCTCAGCCTTCCAATCCGTGCCAGACGAAGACTCCTCCTTCACGGAAACATCACCGGCATGATCATCGCCGGCAGCCTGCCCATCCTTCACAACATCAACAACGTCTCCACCCTTTCCGGGCTCAACAGCATCATTGTCGACACTCTGTTCCTCAACACTCTGATCGGCCATAGCCTAACCCTACACTCCTTGCGGAAAACAACACAACATTGTTGACCCCCGTGCGGGAGACAACCCTGTGCACCGATAACCGGCGGCACACAACCGGAAACCACATCACATTATCGCATACCACCAACAGTACGCATAGCCTTCAAAATATTGCCAGGCGACTGCTGCAACCCATGATCATCAACCCACTCACGAGCCTTCTCATACGTCCTCTGATACTCGGCATCAGCCCGATTTGGTTCCCAAGGGCCAACAACCTCAACCACCGTACAACCACAATGATCATGATACTTCGAACCAAACGGACGCTTACCACCACGCTTATGACGCCGCGTATGACCCGTAGTAAGCGCCCGCTCCCGAGTCGTATAATCCGACCTCGTAGCCAACATGGCACAAAACGCGCACGGATCACCATCAGTCACCCTGCGCCACGACCTACCCTGCGCACCCGCAGACCACTCAACCGTGTCACGGCCAGCATTCATGACAGCCCGATTAACACCCGCAGCCATCGCACCAATCGTGTCATTCGCCCTATCCGGGTCACTCTTAAGAATCTTCATAGTCGAAAACGACCTAGCCAACGCGGCGGCAGCATCAAACTCGTCATACACAATCAAACCAGGATCCACACCATTCAACCGGCGAAAATCCGACACAAACCTGGCAGCCAACGATGCCGAACCATCATGGCCGGCACGCTCCAACTCCACACACAAACGAACATACTGCGTGTCACTCATCCTTCCGGCACGCCACAAACGGCCAAGCTCGGCATAATACCCAGCGTATTTCCCAGCAAACCTGACCGCCTCACGCTGATACTCAGTCGCAGCAAGCCTCGACATAGCACCCGAAGCCATTCATCAAACCTCGTTAGTTTGACGCGATATAGCGCCAGCCAGCGCCGCCAACGGATCCGAAGACTCGGCACGATGCCGCATCACAGCCTCAACCTGCACATCATCAAGCCCCAACATCTCCAACACCGTACGAGAATCAGCAGGCAAAATACCGGCACCAACAAGCTTCGTCACAGCATCAGCCGTAGCCGCCCGAGTAGGCGTCGAAGCATCACGCCAACGCAAACCCACATCACCAAAAAAATCGGCCTCATCAACACTCGAATCAAGCGCCCTGGCAGCCAGGAAACCAACCGACAGCCAGCCCTGACCAAACGACGTCTGCCTGCGTTCAGCACGCTTCACAAGCCGAGACTCCTCGGCAGCCAAAGCCTCACCCGAAGGCGGATTCGATGTGATAAACCCGAAATAGCGTTCCGGAACAGCCGCCTCACCCGCAGTCAACTGCGCCAACAGCCGCATCTGATCCGAATACGGTGTAGGAGAATTCACAGGAAACGACCCCACATTCGGAGTGTCACCGTCATCATCCTTATCAACAGCCCACACAGAAGCCATCGACAACACCCAGCCAGGCTGCGAAAACTCATCCGCGCTCACACCCGTAACCCACCTTTGCGGATAGGCATAAAAGTCACGATTCACAGACTGCCCCAACAGTGTGCGCACAGCCTCATCCGTGTAAGCCCTAATAGACCTCGTAATCTCCGAACGGCCATCAATACGAGACGTCCTGCGCCGATTCACAATAGGCACAAGCGGAACCGCACCCAACACATTCGGTATACGATCCACCTCAACCCATTCACGCGAACCCCGCCGCTCCAACTGAACAATCACATCAGGAAGCAACAACTCCGCCTCAACCACCTCAGGATCACACGTCTGCTGCACCACAAGGCCAGCATTCAGACGAGACCCGTCAGCCGAAAACCGGCCAGTACAATTCTTCGGAGACTGCGGACGAACCAACACCGACCCATCACCCTGGGGAATAACAGCCACAAACGACAACCCAAAAATCAGCGCATCAAGGTGGACGTCGCATGACGCGGTTGATAGCCGATTCGCAGCATAAACACCATCCAAACCGTAGCCGTCACCATTAGTCCAGCCAAGCCAATCCAGACGCTCCTCCAAAGCATCCACCGCAATCCCAGGCCACGACACCACCGTCTGCACACGCTGCAACTCCGGAGGAATAGCCACCCCCAAATCACGCACCCGGGCAGAGCCCTCATAGTAGCCCTCAATACGGCAATGCCACGAAGACAACCCTTGGATACGATCAAACATGCCCTCAATCAGAGCCAACTCATCCGAGTTCATACCACAGACACCCGCTTCCTACCAGACCGTTCACGCCGCCTAGCCTTCGCCATCTTCGCACCAAGATACGCCAAAGACACAGCCTCCAAAGGAACCTCAGAACCATCCTTAAACGAGGAACCCCAACCCCACGCAGAACCCTTCTTCTTCTGCACAGCCGACCTCACAGCAATATCCAACATGTCACGCCTCGAATCAGCACGAGGATGACTGATCACACCCGAACGAACACCCTCCAGAAAGGCCTGACACGCCTCCACATACACCCCAGTATCAGCCACAATCACGCCACGGCCCGGAACACCACGATCCGTCAACGCCTTCTGTAACAACACCGCACCAGACCCGGCAACCATGATCTTTTCAGTGTCACCCCAACGCAACGCCAACCAGTCAGCCAGCTGGCCCACACCATCAACAATCGTGCCAGACAGGCCATCAATAACCTCAACATGAACCCCAGCATCAGTCCGGCCAGCACCCGCCAACGCGACACGATCCCCCGAGCGAGAAAACGAGACACCAAAAACCTTCCCGCCAACAAGGCTCGCCTCACCCACAGCCGACTGGACCCACTTATCAGCCGGAATCACAGACGTAGCAGACTGGCCACGATCCCACCAGCCAAGCCGCTCCCGAGCAAACCCGGCAGCAGACATCGACTCATGCTCATCGCTCACCGTCCCGAAATTCAGACGACGACCCAACGCCGGATTAGTGTCACCAGCAAGCTTCCGCCACTGCAGCGACACATCATCCGGATCAGACTCGTCAGGAATCGAAAACTCCGTCCACGCGATACGTTTCCCTCCACCGAGGGCTTGCCCACGCAAACGCAACACCACAGACCCGTCAGCCAGCGGCCCAGGCGGCGTGCCAAGGAAAATCTGCTGAGGATCACCAGACGGGGCAGCGCTTACCGTAGGAAGCAAAGCCTCCAACTGCTCATCCGACAACTCCTGAGCCTCATCACACACCAAATCATCAACCGTAAAACCGCGAGCCGAACCCCGGCTACGGGCCACAAACTCAACCGAACCCCAACCGCTGCAGCCACACTTCTTCTCAAAAGTCGGACAATCCGGATGATGCAACACAATAGCCTCCTGGCCATTCGTCGCCCGAATCGACTTCACCATACGATACAAGTCAGGAAACTGCCGCTCATTCTCAAAAAACGAACGCAACCGCATAAACGCCTTACGAGCCGACTTCAACTCGTGAGCAGTATGCAAAATACGACGACCCTGAATAGTCGCCTTAAACAACTCCACAATCTCCAAAATAGCATTCTTGCCATTCTGGCGAGGCACAAACACCCCACACACACCCGCAGCAAGCCTGCCATTACCACCGACAGCCAGCCAATCATCCAACACCTGCTGCTGCCACGGATCAGGCGTCAACCCATACGCACGACCCAACTCCCCAGCATCACCGCCAGCAGACACCGAATACGCCGCAGCCACACGATGACGAGGAACCTGAGACCCCACAACACCAGACACCTAATCAGGCCCCCCTACGCTTCCTATACCGGTCAATCATCGCCACCGCAGAACCCCCACCACGGCCACCAGACACCACATCAACCGAATACCGATCCAACATACCCATAAAAGCCTTCACATGAGCACGAAGCGAAGCCACCAAATCCGCGCGACCCTCACGCCACACACAATCATGAATCACCGCAGCATCCATAAGAAACAGCCACTCCTCATCAGACACGTACGATGCGCGGCTATCCTCACCCCACACACGCCACCAACGACGCGTCTCCCCACACCAATCACGACCACCAGGAAGCTCAGGCTGCACAACACTCACCACCAACACAAAAAGTCGACAAACAGACAAATCCACAAAAGGGAGGTATTTCACT